AAGAGTTTGCAAAAAGCAGCTTTGATTGGCTTTGTTCCAGGGATGGCGGAAAACATAGCTCGTGTTTGGAGTACTTCCAAGTGTGAGGCTATGGATTCAGTTTCTGGAACTCCATTGAATGCTGTTGATCAGGTTGAAGAGGGGGAACAGTATCTGATTCGTGACTACTATCGTTATGATATGGAGACAACTTCAGGTGATTGTGGTTCACTTCTTATGGCGATGAACCCTACTCTTCCGCGTAAAATTTCAGCAATGCATTTTGCTGGGGCTAAGCATGGAGGATTTTGTGGTTATGCCGTACCTGTTTGTCAGGAGCATTTGGGTATTTTGATTGGGATTTTATCAAATAATAAAGATGAAATTGCACTTGAAATTTCTGAGGATGTGCTTGATATGCCGCTTGAATGGAAAGTTTCCGGCCAGGGAGTGTTTTATGTTAAATCACAACACCCTTTGGTTGGGACCAATTTTATGCCACTCGGAAGTATTGCACCTATTTCTTCACCTGTGAATTCCGATATTTATCCCTCTCCATGTTCAGGTGTTATCCAGTTTCCAAATACGAAACCAGCAATGTTGCGGAAATTTCGTATTGATGGAATTGAATATAATCCCTTGGAGATTGCACGTTCTAAGGCTAATGTAGCTCCTTGTGTCATTAACAGGGAGCAACTTGATGCTGCGGCTTTTGATGTTAAGCAGATGGTTAACTCAAAGGCGACAACACGTAAGCGTGTTTTAACCGTCGAGGAAGGTATGAAAGGAGTAGATGGTGATAATCTTATGGTCCCTATGGAGCGTAATACATCACCAGGTTGGCGCTGGTCTGCGAAGAAGAAAGATCTCAATTGCGTCCAATCCAAAGGTAAACAACCTTGGATGGGTGCTAATGAAGAATGGATTCTTGATAATGAAGATCTACGTCAGCAAATAGAACTTCGCCTTCTTAATGCGCGTAAGGGAATTCGAACTCCCACCTATTGGACTGATACTCTGAAGGATGAGCGTCGTCCTATCCCAAAAGTGGATCAAGGTAAAACTCGATTATTTTCTTCTGGTGAGATGGACTACAATATTGTCTTCAGAATGTTTTTCCTGGGTTTTATGGCTCATATGGCTGAAAATCGTATTGATTTCGAGTCTTGTGTTGGCGTTAATGTGTACTCTCAGGAGTGGTCATTAGTTGCTCAGCGCATTCAGTCTAAAGGGAAATCTGTAGTTGCAGGTGATTTCACGAATTTTGATGGAACATTACATGGTAGTGTTTTGTGGAAGATTTGTGAGTTGATCAATGAATGGTATGACGATGGAGAAGAAAATGCTCTTATTCGTAATGTTCTTTGGTCAGAAATTGTGCATTCTGTACATGTATCGAAAGATATGTGTTATGCTTGGAATCATTCTCAACCCTCAGGTAATCCAGCAACTGTAATTATTAATTGTTTATACAATTCAATCGCAGTTCGCATGTGTTGGCTTTCAATCGTTGCTCGTTTGTCGAAAGAACAGCAAGCTACTTATGGTAGTATGGCTAGTTTCAATAGACAAGTCGCGATGATTGCATATGGAGATGATAATGTTATTAATATCTCTGATGAAGTCAAGAGTTGGTTTAATATGACAACCCTTGTTTCCGCTTTTGCTGAATTTGGTATGATTTATACTGATGAAGTTAAAAGTGGGAAAATTGTACCTTATAAAAATCTTTCTGAGATTCAATTTCTGAAGAGAGCTTTTCGTTTTGATAGTAATCAAGCACGATTTAGAGCTCCTTTAAGTCTTGATACAATTTTGGAAATGAGCAATTGGGTTCGAGGACGCAAGGATCAACATTTATGTGCTAACCAAATTCTTTTGGAAGCAGCACATGAACTAGCTCAGCACGAAGAGGTAGTGTTTAATAAACATTTGCCATCCTTTTTAAAGGCTGCTCAAATGCTTTCACCTCAACCTCGTATGGAAACATACAAATCTTATCAACTTACTGAGTTCAATCGGTATGCTTGGTAAATTTAATCTAGGACAGGGGCTCTATTATTATTGCCGTTATTATTAGAGCAGCAAAGCCCGATTCCTAGTGGTTAGTAGACTTGTTTACAATAATCGCTCACCAGTTGGATATCTATTTAGATATATTGATACGTCCACGCCAACTTTAAATTTAAAAGTTACGTATCCGGCACGTTTTTACGAAGTATTGAGTTATTCTTCGTTGTTAACGTTAAATCATTAACTTACTAAAACATTTACACACACACACAAAACAACACAACAAAATCCTCGCACTAACATTGATGGTTGGTGTTCGAGGTGTCGCTCTTTTAATTGTTCTTGTTATGATAAGAAGAGCTTCTACACATGTCCAGTATGTATACAGGATCCTTGTATTTGCAACACTCAATATGATGTTAATTTCCAGGGTCGTTTAGATTATCCAAGATGTGCTTATTGTAATAATTATCATTGCACATGTAAAAATTGGTTTAAAGTTTCTTTTCAATCAGCTGGTGACACTCCCATGCCGCCAACTTTGGATGAACTTTCTACTGAAGTTAATCAAATTACGACTTTTGAGAATGAGGGCCCGCAACAGTCTGACGACTTAGCAGCAATGACTTCTCCTCCAGAGAAATTTCTTGCTACTGCTAGAGAAACCAGAGAACATACTGTGAAGGACATTATTGGTCGAGAATATTATCTTGGTACTGTTACGTGGCATAGAGCTGATCTGCCCACTACGGAGTTATTTAATCTACAATTTCCGGAGGGTATGTTAGCTTTACAGCCTATTCGTGATAAATTATCAGGATTTGCTTTTCTTCGTTCTAATGTCCGAGTGAGGGTTGAAATAAATGCTCAACCCTTTCAACAAGGTAGACTTCTAGGAGTTTTCTTTCCTGGTGTTACAGATAGGACGGCCATTCGTAATCTTACGCATTTGACTGGATATCATTCTACTGAAGTTGATATCCAGACTGCACAGGAAATGGCATTGACTATTCCTTTTGTAGCTCCAGTCTCTCATATTAATTTATGTAAAAATTGGGGTACAGTTGGCTCAGTTGCTATTTTTGTTTATGGGCAGCTTGCAGGTGGTGAAACTGATGTTGAAATTGCTATTTGGGCTTCTTTGGTGGATCCAGATCCACAGGTTCCAACTGCTGCTCCTCTTCTTCCTATCTCTGTTAAAACTCAGGGTTTAGGTAAGGAAAGAGTGGCTGCGACTGGACCTATTACTCGAGTTGCTCAGGCAGTCTCAGGCATTAGTAAGGTGGCAAGTTTGATCCCAGGTATTGGTGCAGCTGCTGGAGTAGTTAATACTGTTAGTAGTATGGCTGCAAATCTTGCCTCAACCTTTGGTTGGTCAAAGCCAATTCAGGAAATGCCAGCTCAAGTGATGCAACAAAATCCGGCTCGCTATTTTAATAACTTTAATGGGACGGATAACTCTAAGGTTCTTGCTTTGGATCAGGAAAACGCTGTTGAACAATATTCTGGTCTTTTTGGTTCTGATGTTGATGAAATGTCTATTCAGTACATCACTCAGACTCCAAATTTCTTTAGAAATATTCTTTGGAATACAACTATGGAAGCTGGACAATATATTAGCACTATTCCTGTTCATCCTGGAATCTATGGAGTAGCTCAGTTGGATCCTGGACCTGGAACTCAAGTATACTGGAATCCTACTCATCTTTCTTACGTTACTTCAGTTTTTAAATTGTGGCGTGGAGATTTATTGTTTAGGTTTAAATTGGTTAAAACTAAGTTTCATTCTGGTAGAATTCGTATTTCTTATGTTCCTCAATTGGATGCTCCTTACAATTCTCTTCCAGTTCTTGATCTTAATCGTGCCTATTCAATGGTTGTTGATATTAGGAATCGTTCAGAATTTGATTTTGAAGTTCCTTTTGTTTATACACAACCTTGGGCAGATTGTTCTGATCTGAGTAATGCTAGAGATGAAACAGCTGTTTCTCATTTGGGTATGACTGGTTTCATTGTGGTTGATGTTATCAATAAATTGGTAGCACCTTCTACTTTAGTTTCTCCAGTTATTAATATTTTGGTTGAAGTTTGTGCAGGAAAGAATTTTGAGTTGGCTATTCCAAAACAATGTTATTGGACTCCCGTCAATTCTTTTCAACCTGCTTTGACTCCACCAAAAGAAGAACTTGATGAGCCGCACCTAGTTGATTTGCAGGCTTTCTTTTTGGAGACGCGTTCTGAAACTCAGATTTCAGATCAACATTCACCTCTGTTTAGCACACAGACTGATTTATCTTCAGCAGATGCTGCAGCTTTGACTATTGGAGAAAAGATTGTCTCTTTAAGACAACTTTTCCAACGATTTCAGCAAGTATTTACTTCAATTTTGCCCAGTGTTCCTCCAGCTACGGTTTTGATTCAGCCTTATGCAATTCGTGAAATTAACCATTTCGTTGTCACTCCTGACAATGATTATTTTTCGTATTTTATGCCTCTTTTTGCTTTTTTGCGAGGTGGTATGCGTATTAAGCTTCGTGCTAATTATGATACGCGTATGATTAATAGTGTTAATGCTTACTTATTTACTGTGGCTCCAATTAATTCTGACACACCAATTGCACAACAACTTGTTGCTGCGCCAGACACTTGTCTTCCGACAACTATACACTTTCCAAGTCTTGAAGGGATTGTGGAAGTGTCTGTACCATACTATAATAGATATCCTATTACGTATAATCCCTTCTATATGCTACCAACTACAACTAGTCTTTATCCAGACCCAGATTCTTGGATGCATGCAAATCTCTCCTATGTTTCAATCGATAATGTACCGGCTTCAAATACCCAACCATTTACGATTTATAGAGCTATTGGAGAGGACTTCTCGGCAGGTTTCCTTGTTGGGGTTCCACTTTGTGTGGACCCTGTACTTTCGGTACCGTGAAGTATAAACTTTTTATAGTTTTAGACTTTTTCTTATAAAAGTTATCCCGCAGGGGACCTTATGTAGGTATGCTCGTTAGAGACTACCTGGTCTCTTTCTAACGCATGTCGTTAGTGCTGTACTTATGTACGGTTCCCCTGATGGGGCACCCTATATAAATACA